TATACACGGGTCTCATGCTCCGTGCGTACGATTCGGGGCGCCAGGTCGATGGTTCTCCGCGGCCTCTCGGTGTGAAGGGTAACAAGCTGACGTTAGTGAGGACTGGCGAGACGCGACGTGGCATTAGATTCACTGCGAGCGGAGATCGCATGATGTTCATAGCCGCGGGTGCCGCGCAGTATCTTGGCAAATACGGGATCGTCCCCAGCGATTTCGTGCTGCCTGAAGGGTGGCGGCGGCACGCTCAAATCGTCGCAAAAGAAGTCGCCAAAGGGTTGGTGAGCGCGTGATCTACGAGCTGTCGCGATCGGTGGGAGAGCTGCTACGAGCTCGGAACTTCCCGTTAGCGGTCGTGTATGGCCCGGAGCGCCAGCGTCGCGAGCTTGGCATGCACTCCGGAGTGGTCGTGTTCGAGCCCGATCGGGCGTCGCTCGACGAGTTCGCGGCGCCGCGCGGAGCGCAACGAAATCCCAGAAAAATAGCCACTTGGGCTATGGCGGTAGCGGCTACTGTATACGCTCGCTCGAGTCTCTCAGGTGCGCACGCCGGCGATCACGAACGAGAATGTATACGCTACGTGCAGGGCGTGATATGCGCGCTGGATCGATGGTCTACTGCCGAGCGGTGTGACATGCAATTCGCCGGGGGCGGGTTGCTCGATCGTGCTGAGTATGGCGAGCAATTCGAGCAGTATCCCGGCGCAGCTTACTTGTTCCGATTCCGCGTTCCGATCGCGGTGCTAGACCTGATATACACTCCCGAGGCTGGGCTGACATCTGGCGACGCTCAGCCCTCTGCAATTGTCGAGGTCGTGAGCACGACTGTCGACGTGACTAACGACTCACTCTAGGCGTGCTAGGATATAACCAATGGCCAATCTACCCAGCGCAACTACCACTGTCAGCGAGACTGCCGGCGCTTCGGGCGCGGGTCTCGATCGGATCTGTGTGCTGTCGCCCGTGTCTACGGACGCGGACATGATTCCCCGGCAGATCGGTAGCGCCGATGCCATTTACACCAAGCACGGATTTTGCGAGGGCGTCGGCTACGCCGCGCTGCATTTCGCGCGCACCGGCAAGCCGATCGTGTTCGTCGGACTGCCGATCGACATACCAGGCGCAGTGTCGCGACACGTCGTCGGAGGCGCCAGCGGTACGTGCGCGACATCGGTGACCGCCGGCGCAGACGGCGTGCTCGCTGAGCATGACGGTGTGCTTCGCGTGATTCGCGGCGGACTAGTAGGCACGGACTCGATCATTTTGGGGTTGTCGCTAGACGGAGGGCGCACCGAGAAACGAGTGCGCCTGGGGCAGTCGTCTAGCTATATCGTGCCATATTTTGGGGTGACGATCGGGTTCACCGTCGGTACATTAGTCACTGGCGAGACCGTGCACACGTGGCACGGCTCGGCTCCTACAGTGAGCATGGTCGACGTCGCTACCGCGCGCGCCAATCTAGCCGCCGATAGCAAGCAATTTCGAACGATGCTCCTGTGCTCCGTACTGCTAGACGCGACGGAATGCTCGGCGTTCGTTGACGAGCTAAATGCGTACGACACTCAAAACCAAAGGTTCGTTACAGGTCGAGGTGACGTACCGCCTCATCGCGTAGCGCGGATGAGTCAGCATCGCGTTGCTATGACGGGTGATCCGCTAGTGACGTTCGCTGAGGTCGGTGCCACGGGCGACACGATTACTCGCGCCACCGGCTCTTTCGCGACTGACGGATTCGTTGTCGATAACGATATGGTGATCACTGTTCGCGGCGCGGCGATCGCCGGCAACAACGTGACGGAAGCATATATCACAGACGCTACCGCTACCGTGCTAATACTAGATACCACCGATCTGGCAGCGGAAGCCGGCGTGTCCGGCGTCACGATTATCGGATCGTACATGATCGAACTGAGCTCCGTGGGCGCTGGCATTGAGACAATCACGCGCCACGATAACGGCAGCTTCGTTGCCGACGGATTCGTAGACGGGGATACGATTACGCTTAGCCACGCGCTGGGGACCATGGGTGGCGCTGCAGGCACTTACGTCGTGACCAACGCTGGGGACGAGGTGTTGACCGTGCTTGACCCCGACGTCAATTTCGCGGGCGGAAATTACGCCAGCTACAACGTGACGATCTCAGCTGCTCAATCTCTCACGGATTGGATGACAGAATCCGAGAGTGACTTCGACTCGATTGCCGCGCAGTCTAGGATCGATCTGGGGGCAGGTCGCGGCCGCGTGACGTGCCCGTTCTCGGGGTGGTATCTACGACGTCCCGCTGCCTGGGCGGCCTCCCTGCGAGAGTACCAGCACGACGTGCACATACCGACCTGGCGCAAATCTGATGGTCCCACAGGGTTCTCGCTTGAGGATGCTGACGGCACTACCGTAGAGTGGGACGATCGCACGGGCGGTGGAGCGGGATCGCAAGCGGCGTTCACGACGCTGAGAACGTGGGCAAATGGCCCCGCTGGCGCGTTCGTTGCGGTGTCTGTTACGCGCGCCAACGAAGACCAAATGCAAAGCTACACGCACAACAAGGCCGTGATTAATCACGCGCAAACGATCGTGCATAGAAGTACCGAGAGCGTGGCTATCGGCCAATCGCTGGTCCTCAACTCGGACGGCACGGCGACTAAAGACTCGCTACGATCGATCGAAGCGCCGGTCAACGCTGCGCTAGCTAACGAGCTACTAACCAATAGGCAACAAGAGGGTCAGCGCGCAAGCGCCGCGTTGTGGACCGCAGACCCTAGCGTGGTGTATACCGTGCCTGAGCCCACGATGCTCGGCACTCTAGAGCTTCTACTAAACGGTACTGTGCACAGTGTTAGTACTGTGATTCGGGTTCAGCGAGGCTAACTATGGCATTCTCTAACGACTACCCTCTACTTGACGGCGTTGCGCCAAGCTGGGCCGACATTAATTGCATCGCGTCGAAGGATGGCGCGCCGCTTTTGACTGTAAAAGATTTCCAGTCGATCAATACCAACACCACCGTCGAGGTGGGAGAGCAACGCGGCGCTTCTGGCGGTCGTGTTATACGGCGCACCACGGGACAAGAGAGCTTCGAGGCCAACATCGTTGTATATCGCACGGGATACCAATCGTTGATTAGGTCGTTGATGGTACACGCGCCTACTCGCGGGAACTCCAAGGCTGTGTCGTTGGTGCATTTCGATATCCAGGTCATGCACACGCCGCCAGGCAGTGACGATGTGTTCGAGTATCAGCTTCGTGGCTGCCGCCTGCTGGGCCGTGCACTTAACAGTGCGGAAGGGACGGACTCGGAAACAGTCGACTTGCCCCTGAGTCTTGTGCAAATCGTCGACATTATCGACGGCACGGAAGTGAGCATGCTATGAGTGATGCTGCGGATCGCATCGCAGAAATAGAGGCGCGCCGAGCGGCGCGCAAGGCCATGAACGAAGTGGCATATCAAGAGCAGCGCGCCGTGGATCTCGAGCGCCTAGATGCCCTCGAAGTGGAGCACGGCGATTCCAACGTAGCGTGCGTGGATATCGATTACCAGGGCGGATCGCCGACCATGGCGATCGTTGTGGCGCCTAACAAGACGTATGTAAAACGTTATCAGGATCGCGTACGTCCGAAACGCGACGGTCGCGCTGGAGACCCTCAAGCCGCTGCCGAGGAACTCGCCACGGTGTGCGTGTGTTATCCGGACAAGGACGTGTTCGAATTTATGGTCGATGCGCGACCTGGTCTTCGTGTGCAGTGCGGACTAGCCGCGCTGCGCCTAGCGGTCGGTCGGGAGCAAGAGCTGGGAAAAGGCTAACAGATCTCTACCGCCAGGCAACTGGCTCGAACGGCGCGAGCGTGTTAGCGCATTGCCTGTTGGCGTGGTTCCCCGCGCCGGAAGATCAAGATCATGAGCCCGACGCGATGGTCGCCGCACTGGTCGTGGCTCAGGTGCTACACTCATACGTGAGGCCCCAGAAAAAACGAGTCAAACGTGGCAAGCCGTGAAGCGCAAATAGTCATCGACATTGCTGCCCAACTCACTGGCGGTGAGACTACAGCTGAGCTCGATCGCATGAGCAAAGCGCTCAGCGGCACGTCTAAATGCGCTGAGTCGTTGGACGCGGCTATGGTGCACGCTCAGAGCGGCCTGGACGCGGCCGCCGGTAAAACCGCCAACGTGTCGGCAGCGCTGCGACGAGCGCAGGCGGATTACCGAGACGTGGTATCCACGCAGGGCAAAGCGAGCGCTGAGGCGTTTTCGTACGCCGCGAAAATAGCAGGTTTAGAAAGCGACTTAGAAGCCGCGACCGATGCGCAAAAGCGATATCAACAACAGCTAACGAACACAACCAAGGTGACTGAGCGCGTTCGACAACGCACTAGTGAATTGGCTTCTCGAGTTGCCGGGCTAACCGGGGCGCTCAACGATCTTGGTGGACCGATCGCGACTCTCGGCCAAAAAGTGCTGATGCCGGCGAAAGCGTTCTTGGAGCTCCGGCAAAACGTGGGAGGCACCAACGCAACGTTGATCACTGGCGGAGCATTCGCGGTGCGCGCCGGGGCAGCGCTCGCGGGCGCGGCAACCATGGCACTCCAGCTAGCCGCCGGCGCAGTGGCGGCTACCGCTGCCGTAGCCGCGCTGGCGATCGGACTCGCGGACACCGCGCGTACCGCAACGCTGGCCTCCGAGGCGTTCGGCGCGATTCACCCCGCCGTGGCCGACGTCGATTTCGGAGCGATTACGGCGGCCACAAATCTCTCATCGGACGCGCTACGCGGACTAGTAGTGTCACTCGAGGATGCCCAGGTAACGGCGGCCGACATGCCAGCTGCGCTACGCGCGGCCGCGCTGGCGGAGAAGGCGCTTGGCCAGGGAGGCGCTAGCAAATTCGTACAGCAAATCAAGGACGGGTCGTTAGCGGTGTCTGAGTTCGCCTCGGAGACCCAGCAAAAATTCGGAGGCATCGTTCAACGCCAGTTGCTCGGTCTGGGTGACCAAGCCGTCGCGCTCAAGCGCAACCTGTCGGGTCTGTTCGGCGGGCTCGATATAGAGGAGGCTCTGCAAGGCATCAGCAAATTCGTCGCCATGCTCAGCGAGTCGCACGTGGTGGGCCGCACGATCAAGTTTTTCTTCGAGTCGATGTTTCAGCCGCTTGTCGACGGACTTGACGAAGCGTACTACGCCGTCGAAGCGTTCGCGCTTGGGTTTTTGATCGGCATGACCAAGGTCTACATCGCGGTCAAGCCTGTGATTGCAGCGGTCGCTGAGTTCCTCGGCTTCGATGATCCATCGCTCAGCCTGTCTTTGGAGTCGATCACCGATATTGGTGAGATGTTAGTGCCTGTGTTTTTGGCGATTGCAGCTGCGTTCGCTGTCGTGATCGCGGCGGGCGTAGCCGTTGGCGCGGCGCTCGCGGCCGTGCCGATCGTCGTCGGCGCCGCGCTCCAAGGGATTGTTAGTTTTATCACAGGAGCTGTCGATTGGATTCGCAGCATCGACATGGGCCAGGTCGCCACCGACCTTTGGCAGGGATTTATCGCGGGAATCGTAGCGTTCGGCCCGAACGTCGTGGGCGCGATCACAGGGGTTGTGGGCGGTGCGATCAACGCGGCCAAAGGCCTACTTGGAATCTCGTCACCTAGCAAGGTGTTTACTGAGATCGGCGTCAACACTGGCGAAGGTTTCGCGGGCGGGGTCGACGACACCGCGACCGAGGCGCAGACAGCCATGTCAGCTATGGTCGAGCCACCTCCGGTGCCGGTCATGCCCAGCGCCATGGCGTCTGTAGCGCCCGCAGTGTCCACGCCAGATGTCGCGACGTCTGAGAGCGCCGGATCGTCGATCGATCTCTCGGGTGTTGTGTTCAATTTTTATGGGGTCGAGGGTGCTGAGCAAGCCGAGGTCAGATTTTCTGAGTTGCTAACCCGCATGCTAGAAGGCGACGTAGCGCAGTTGGGGGCAGCGTGAGACCGTACGAAAACGCCGAGTCACTGTCCGTGCTGATCGTGGGGTCTAGCGTGTCGCCGGGCGTGGTCACGATCCAAGGGATTGAGGACGCCGAAAATTGGAACATCAAGGCAGCGAAGGGCAGTACCGGCGCGTCGACTACACTGGAAGGAAAACCTCCCAAAGAGTTCACAACCGAAATCTACCTAGCCGATGACAGTCCGGAAGGCGAGGAGTTCGATCGTTGGGAGACGTTTCGCGCGATCGTCGAGGCCACTACCGCCGGCGCTAAGCCTGCGCCGGTGCCCGTATATCACTACGATCTGGCCGCGGCGGGTATCACCGAAGCAGCCAAAAAATCGATTAAAGGCCCTGTCTACGACGGGCGAGGCGGAGCTACGTACACTATTGATTGGATCGAGTACAAGCCCCCGGCGCCAAAACCGCCAGCGACGCCGAGAGCCACCGCGCGTGGGCGCGGCGCGACAGGCGCGGGAGCGCAAGGCGCGAGAGCGCAAGGCGTTAATCCTGGGCAGCCTAAGAGCGACTACGATCCTAACGCCGCAGCAAAACGCGAGCTCGAAGGCTTGCTGGCAGAAGCGAGAAAACCGGTATGAGCTCAGTAGAGATTGAGGGCTATGCAGTCGACACGGCCACAGTGCAAATCCCGTCATACGGCGCGTGGTGGATCGACGTCGCGACGCCCGACCCGTTGGTGTTGTCGGTCGGCCAGCGTGTGACGTGTCGCGTGGCGGACGTCGAGATGCTCGGCACAGTGCAATCTGGCGGCGCAGTCGATGGCCGGGCTGCGTATCGAGTAGTTGCTGGCGCCGGTGGTTGGCACCGCGAGCTGGCGGCAAAGGCGTACTCCAAGATCCCTGGCGTCCGGGTCAGTGAGATCCTACGCGACGCTGCCTTCGAGGTGGGCGAATCTACTGGACCACTACCAGCGACGCTGCTCGGCCCACACTACGCGCGCGAAGCCGGTCCGGCGCACCGCGCGCTCAACGGTTTGGTGCCTCGAGCGTGGTACCTCGACAGTGCAGGCGTGACGCAATTCGGGGCCCGCCCCGTGACTGAGTACACGGGTGCCGGAGCTGTCGTCCGTCGTGATCGCGCATTGGGCGTTGTCGGGCTCGACACCGATGATCTGCAGCAATTAGTGCCGGGCGTGCGAGTCGATGGCCAAGATCCTGCGACCGACATCGAGATCACACTACGCAGCAACAAGCTTCTGACCAGCGTGTATTACGCGCCTAGAATATCCCGTCGATTAGCTGCCTACGCCGATCTGTTCGACGCGCTCGATCCCCACCGTAGATTTCGCGCAACGTACGAGTATCGTGTCGTCACGCAATCGAGCGATCGACTGGATCTGCAGACAGTGCGCCGCGCTACCGGTATGCCGGATCTCCTAGACGTTCCTGTTCGGCCTGGGATGGCCGGGCTTCGTGCCGACGTAGCGCTTGGCTCTCTGGTGCTCGTTGCGTACGTCGATGGTGACCCGTCACGACCGTGCGTGATCGGCCACGCCGCGCCTGACGATCCAGGTTGGATACCACTGTTTTTGGAGCTGGGCGGACCGGGGGCGCTCGGCGTTGCGCGCGTCACCGATCCGGTGCAAGCAGGGCCTTTCGCCGGCGTAATCACCTCTGGATCGCTCCGGGTCAAGGCAGTGATATGATCCAATCATGCCTCTCACAGGATCCGAAGCGGCGCTCTCAAGTGCGATCGAAGCTGCTCTTCTGGCGAACGCGGACATCAACGCCGTAGCAGGCGACGCGCTGACCGGGCTGAGCGATGCGATCGCATCAGCTGTGATCGCGCATCTCGTGGCCAATGCGCTCGTGATGCCCACGTTATTGGTGGCGCCTTCGGGGGGCGGGCCTGTTACCGGTACCGGCACCCTAATCTAGCTCGCGTGCTACACTACACGCATGAGTTTCGGTGTCGACACCTGGGCCATGGGCACGCTGCGCACGGGACGTCTCGCCTCCGGCGTGACGCTGTTAGCGCAGGCCTGCTACCGACGCCTAACCACGCCACGCGGCACGGTACGGGGCGGGGACGGGTGCGACATATATGGCCTAGATTTGTCGGAATATGTAGGCCACGTAGGCCTCACGCTGGCGCAGGCGTCACTGCCCTCGCAGATTCGCGCGGAGCTGCGAAAAGACGATCGAATTGCTGACGTTCGCGTCGCTATTACGCGGGACGGCGTAGCGCTGGTTATAACGATCGATGTGACTCCTGTCGACGAAACGGAGGACTTCACGCTTACGCTAAATGTTAGCGATGTGGGAGTGTCCGTGCTGGGGGTGCCATCGTGATCTCGCTGAGTTCGCTGTTCGCGCCGGAGACCTACGCCACCCTACTAACGAAGTGGTTAGCGCTCGCGGAAGCCGCCGGTCTGCCTGTGTCTAGCTGGCGCGCGGGTGACCCAACTCGCACGAGTGGCGAGTATCTAGCCGAGATTCTGGCGCAGCTCGAGTCGGTATTACAGGAGCACATCGCTGGCGGGTTTTTATCGTTGGCGACAGGCGATTGGCTAACGCTACACGCCGAGCAGGTATACGGAGTGACTCGCGTCGAATCCACATACGCCACATCCGCGTCCGGCGCAGGTATCGTGCTGGAAAATACGGGTGGGGGGCTATACGTGATCGCCGCGGGCGAGCTCACGTTCAAGGCAAGTTCAACGGGCAAAACTTACCGCAACACCAGTGGAGGGACTCTCGATTCTGGGCCATCTACAACGCTAGAGATCGACTTCATAGCAGACGAATCCGGCTCGGATTCATCGGTAGCGATTGATGAGATCGACACCATGGTCACCTCGCTTTTGGGGGTCATTGTGCAATCGGCTGGCGCCGCCACAGGGCTGGATCAAGAGTCGGATGCATCGGTGCGCAACCGATGCCTGGCGTCACTTGGAGCGCTGTCGCCAAATGGCGCGGCTGATGCCTATCGATACGTCGCGCTGAACAGCGAACTCACTGGAGTGACCGATATAACGAAAGCGCAGGTCACATCAAATTCCACGCTCGGCGAAGTGAGCGTGTATCTAGCGGGGCCAGATGGCGCGGTCGCCGGCGCGTCTGTTACCGCGGCCGCAAGTGCGATCGCTGAGTGGGCCACTCCGCTTGGCATCACTGTCAGCGTGCAGAATGCGATCGAAGTCCCGGTCGACGTAGACGTGACGGTATACATCAGCGAATCCGCGGGCGTCGACGAGCCCGCGGCCGAAGCCGCGGTCGAGGCATCGATCACACTGACGATCAATGAGACTCCGATTGGCGGCACCGAAGGCTTTTTGTTTGCGTCCACCGTACTAGCTGCGTGTTTTTCCGCGCTCGATGCGGGGATCGTGTATAACGCGATCGTCACCATGCCGGCATCTGACACGGCGCTAGCGACAGGCGAGGTGGCCACCGTCGGCACCCTAACCGTAACCGTGGTAATAGTGTAATGGCCTTCACGTTCCGCACCGCGTTCAAAAAATTAGTCCCGTGGTGGCTGTCCACCGGCGAGGGCGGTTTGGTGCTACACACCATGGGCATTATAAAAGACGCCTTCGTAGATCGTGCGTATTACGGATCGTTGTATCGCCTGCCTGAGTACGCGCCATCTGATGCGTTAGCGCTGATCGGTCAAGCACGTCGCATGCGTCGCGGCGCGGGAGAATCCGATGCTGCGTACGCCAGGCGACTCACGCAATGGCGACAATTTCACTTGACGAACGGCAATCCGTTTTCCCTGCTGCGACAGATCCGACAATACGCCGGTGACGTGCGTGTCCGCACTGTGGACGCTAGCGGCAATTGGTACACTATAGACGTTGGGGGCGCTCATAGCTACCAATGGGGGTTAGAGAATTGGTTGTGGGACAACGCTCCCGTCATGCCGGAGGAAGAGTGGGCTAGGTTTTGGGTGATCATTTACTCGACGGGCGCGTCCGCACCGTGGCGCAAGCAGCGCCCAATAGGCACGGGCGTGTTCGGGGAGTCGGGCGTGACGATCGGCACAACCGCGACCCCCGCAGACGTAGCGGCGATTCGCGCGATCGTCGCGGACGTCGTAGCGCACGCCAATGTCGACACGGTGATCATTGCGTTCGACGACTCGACATTTGATCCTACCGCGCCCGAGCCGGATGGCGACTGGGGCAGCTACGCCACCAACATTTCGGGAGTGCAAACTCGCACTCGCGAATCAACCGCGAGATACTGGGATTGGTAACTAATGTCTCACACTTACGATGGTACTCCAACAAGCTTCCCAACGTCGCTAACGCTGCCAGATGACAACGACGATCTGGAAGCGGCTGCGTTCAATTCGCCGTATCAAGGTCTAGCAGATCGAACGGCCACGCTCGTCGCGGACGTGCAGATTTTTACGGCGGACGGTACGTGGACCAAGCCGTCGAACGCGCTGTTCGTCGACGCGATTTTGGTCGGTGGGGGTGGCGGAGGCGGAGGCGCGGACACGACTGGCACCGGAGGCGGAGGCGGAGGCGGTAGCGGTCTGACAGCGTATGTGCGGATCCACGCCGCGATGCTCCCAGCGACCGTGGATGTGACTGTCGGAGCCGCGGGCGCGATCGGCTCGGGTGGTGCGGGGTCCGCGACTCCGGGTGACCCGGGAGGCGACTCCGGGCTTGGCGCCGCGGGCTCGTTCGCGTCCGCTGGCGGCGGCGCGGGAGGGGCCGTGGGAGGCCTCGCTGGCGGCGATGGTGGTGATGGCGCCACGGGCGCCGCGCTCGACGGTACGGGGGGCGCTACGCCCGGCGCAGATGGCACTCAGGGATCCGCAGCACGGAGCATTGGCGGGGGCGGCGGCGCTGGCGGGACCTCCGCGGTGGGAGGTGACGGAGCATTGAGCTCAAGTGGCGGCGGCACTGGTGGCCTCGGAGGCGCCGGTGGCAGCGGGGGTAATCCAGGGCTGGGGTATGGCGCCGGAGGCGGGGGCGGTGGAGTGGCCGCGGTCGCCGGCGGCGGCGGCGGCGCCGGCGGATATGGCCCGACCGCGTTGGCCACGATTGGCGCTGTCGGCAACGGAGGCGCTGGCGCTGCGGGCATCGTGATCATCACCACTTGGCGGGGAGTCGCACTCTAATGGCACGCTCACTAGACGATCTGATTGGCAAGATTCTGGCGGTCGAGGGTGTCGATTACGCGGGACACGGTAGGCTCGATCTACGTGCGGCTGACGGCGTATCGCTAACACCTACGTCCGTGCTCGGATCGCCTGGGCAGCCAACCACGCTGCGTATCGAGATTGGCCGGGATACGTCGCCAGAATTTATCGCGACAGCGTCGGGCACCACCACGAGTTTCTTGCTCGAGTTGGCCCCGCTTTCGCTGCTGGGTGGTATACCGCTCGCGCTCAACCGCACGTACATATTCACGGTCATCCTGGATCTTACCACCGAGCTCGGCACCAAATCGATCGCCGAGCTCAAGGTCGTTGCGTGGAACGATGATGGGATTGTGGGCGCTAACGATCCAACTGCGATCACAGTGCTAGAGGGGGACGGAGAAACATACGCCTGGGATACAGTGGGCTCGTTCGCGGTCGACGTTGACGCAGGCGAGGTAAGCCTCGAAGTGTCGGTCGATCTAACGACATACGCCCAAGAGGCAAACGTTAGCGTTTACGTATCGGAATACAATTTCGCAACGACGGTCGCGCCGTCGGAATGAGGCAATCATGGGACTAACAATCACGGGCGGTACAACCATCACCACTGGCGAGACGGTGTCTATCACATCCTATTCGCTCACCGTTCCGGCGGGCAGCGGATCCAATCCCGTGCTCGGCACCACGGCACGCAACGCGGCCGCGAACGGGATCGTCGACCTAGTGGACGCTGGCGCTGGCGCCGGCGTGCTGCGCTTGAAAACGTCGAGCGGAGGCACTACGCTAGTCGACATCGCGCTCAACGACCCTGCATTTGACGCTAGCGCGTCCGGCGCAGCTGCACTCGACGTCAGCCCAGCGGTGTCGGGTGTCGCGTCTGCGACCGGAGTATGTGCGTATTATGAGTTCCGCGACAGTGACGGCAACGTCATCATGAGCGGCACGACGG